AACAACTTCACAACAAACTCAATTTGTTGAATTAAATAGAGCTTTATCTCAATTAGCTAGAAATACAAATTTAACCGCTCAACAACAAAACGCTTTAAGGCAGACAATTAGAACAAATGCAAATGCTTTAGAGGTATCTACAGGTTCAACTAGAATTGTTAGTGATGCTAATACAGCTTTGAATGTTTCTTTAAGACAAAACGCTCAAGCACAACAAGCAGCGGCTATGGCTGCTGCTGCTGGTGCTGCTGCTGCTGCTGCTGCTGCTGGTGCTGGTGCTGCTGGTGCTGCTGGTGGCGCAAATCCCCCCACACCATCATTTGCTCAAAGGCTTTTAGGAGCAAGGGGTGAAAGACTAGATAAATTTGCAGGTTCAAAATTAGGCGGTGTAGTCGGTATTTTAGGTGGTTCGATGATTGGGGGTCAAATAGAAAGTTTAATACAAGGAAATAGACAAAGATCTGAAATGGGTGAAGGTAGAAGATTTTTGGCTAGTGCTGGTAGTTCAGTTCTCACTGCTGGGACTACTGGCGCTGAAATTGGATCTGTAATTCCTGGAATAGGCCCTGCTGCTGGTGCATTAATTGGAGCTTTATTTGGTTTAGGAAAAGCTGCTTACGATTCAAAAACTACGCTTGAAGATTTAAGCGTTGCTGCTGAAAATTACAAGAATAAAACTTCAGAAACTATTTCAACTGCTGAAATGTTTATGAATAAATTGAAATCGTTAAATGATGTTAAAGATCCTTTTGAAAAAATAAAAATAAGCGACGAATTGCAAAGTTTATCTGAAAAACTTAGGCAAACGAATTTAGGTGATGTATTTAAATCTACTGGCGGTAGCGTTGAAGCAATGCAAAAAGCTATTATTGAATTTACAAAAAGAACAAATCAAACAAAAGCTATTCAAGAATTTGGTAAAACTGTTAAAGGAATTGACGATAAAACTAAATTTTCTTTTTTTGAGAGCGCTCCAGCTTATCAAGAAAAAATTAAAAAACAATACGGTTATACTATGGAAGGTGGTTTGGGACAATCCACAAGTTCGCAAAACATGTATATCTCGTCTGAAGGTGCAATTCAAAAAACTGAACAAAATTTTGAACGCGCTTTTCAACAATATCAAGGATTTTTTAGTATTTTATCCACCTTCAATCTTGATGAAAAACAAGCTCAAAATTTTGTTGACGAATTCGCAAAAGAAACTAATTCTTTTTTTAATGTCAATCCAGATACGATAAAAACAATAGCTAAAAAATATGGTATAGGCGAAGAAGCCGCTACAGAATTAGGAAATTTTGGAGAAAATGTTTTAGGTCGATCAGGAACTATAGGAACTTTTTTCGCAAAAAATTTACCAGAAATTACTAAAAGATATGTAAACAAACAAAATAAAGATTTCAAAACTGACATTCAAAAAGCAGAAGCTCAAACGTTTATTGCGGGGCCAATTATAAAAAACATACAAGACTCTATTTCTAATTATGTATTTAACGTCGCTTCTCAACTTCAAAAAATGGAGTTTGAATCAAGTAGATTTAAAATATTAGAAAACGCTGCTAATGATTATTTAGATTCCATATCAACTCCTTTAGAAAAAGCTTCAAGAGAAATATCTTCTAGAAATAGAGAAACTCAAACTAAAACAGAAGCGTCTAGAATGAAATTCACCTCTGATTTTGAACAAAATATTGGTTCAAAATTACCTAAAACATTAGGTGGATCTGATGCTGATACGCTTGGAAAACTTGGAACATTAATTGAAAGTTTTAAAACTTCATCTCCAGAACAACAATTAAGCCAAATAAATGAATTAATTAAAAATACAAATTCTGTAGAAGCTACAAGCGCAGCGGGATATAAAAATGTCGATCCCAAGGAGATAGAATCATTAAACGCTGAATTAAAAAAAGAACGAGAGTCTTTGATGTTGTTAATACAAGGCAAAAAAGAAAATCTTTCTTTAAGCGCTCTTGAGAACGATGTTGCTAAAAGAAAAGCAGAAAGTACAGAAAGATTATTAATCTTACAAAATAAATTAATAGAAAGCGATACAAAACGAGCAATTTCTATTGCTGGTCAAAAAGCAAAAATTGATATAAGAGAGAATGATTTACAAAATACTAGAAAAACTCCTGGTTTTGGGTTTGGAATGTCAGAAGGTCAAGTTGCTAGACAAACAATAGGTCAAAATAGACAGTTAATGCAAGATAGACAGGATGTAACTAGAAAAAATTTATTAGGAAATGCACAGTCTCAGTTGAAAAACACTTTTGTTCCTGTATTAGATTCAATTGAAAGAGCTTATGAAAAAATTCAACAAGCCGCTGTTTCAGACCAGCCAGATTTATATAAAAAATTTAATATTGATAAGATCGATATTTCAAAAATATACGATTTAAAAAATTTAATAGATCAAATCAGTGATAAATCTTCTTTAGAAGAGTTGAAAACTAGTCTTCAAGACACTCTTAAGACGGTTAATAGTCAGGCCACTCCAACTTTATTTAAATCTATAAACGATGAGATAAAAAACATATCTGAAACATTAATTGATTTAAATAAAGAATCTAAAATTTTCGAATCAAATTCTCAGGCTGATATTAAAATTGCTGACGTAAACGATAGAATAAATAATGCGTATATATTTCGCCTTAACACTTTGCTACAAATTGAAAAAGCTCAAAGAGGGGTTTTAAATACAATTGAAATTGAAGAGCAAAGGTTAGACGCTGCAAAATCTAGACCAGCAAATTTTTTTGGATTAGGAGTTACAGGAAAAGCTGAAAAACAAATAGGCTTTGATGAACAAAGTTTAGCATTAAGACAGCGCCGTCAAAACGCACAAGCGACTCAAAACGTTCAACAACAGTTGAGTCAATTTGAAATTTATAGAAGTAAAGTACAAGCAGAAACTCCTTTGGAGCAAGATCAATACGGTCCTTTAAATCAATATCAAACATATGATAAAAAAGCTAGAACAGATATAGCAAATCTTGATACAAGCAAGGTAACTAATGTTGATCAAGCTAAAGCTTTTGTTGAGCAATTATCAAGAGTTAGAACTGAAAATAATTTACAAGGTGAAGCCGCTAAAACATTAGCTGATACTGAAAAAGAAATTAAAGGTATATTAAATTCTAATGTTGATGAATTAGACAAAATGCGTTCAATACAAGACATTTTAAACGGTAAAGTTAGACAAGAAGCTAAAGATAGACAGTCGATACGAATAGGATTTAAAGAAGGTTTTGATCAAATACAAGAAGAAGCTGATACTGGATTAAATAAATTAGCAAAAGAAACTCCTGTTTTATTTAGAGATGGAATGGTTAGTGCAATAAAAGCTACAATAAAAGAGGCTGATAACCTTCAAAGCGCATTGATGGGTATTGCTTCTAATTTTTTAGATACTATTAGTACTCAATTAATGAATACTGGAGTATCTAAAATAATAAGCGGATCTGGTTTAGGAAGTGTTTTCGGACAACAAACTGGAGGTTATATTCGCGCTCAATCAGGTATGTATATATCAGGCACTGGAACTGGCGATAAATATCCAGCTATGCTTGAGAATGGTGAATATGTATTAAATAGAAGAGCGGTAATGGCAATGGGTGGTCCTGCCGCTCTTGATACTTTGAATTTCTCTGCTGCGCCTCGTTTTGCTAGTGGTGGAGCATTTAATAAAGAATTTAATGACATTTCTAGCATGGAAAATAATATGACTCAAATGGGATTAGAAAATGATCCATATTATAATGAATTGAATGATGCTGCAAAACAAAAAGCCCAAGAAGATAGAGCGAAAAAACTAGCCGACAAACAACAAAAAGCAGCAATGATTGGTAGTTTAGTGGCTGCTGCTGCAACAATAGCTATTGGCGCAGGGATTTCTAATGTGGTTTCTAATATGAAAGCGACTAATGCACAAAAATTATCTGCAAAAGTTCAAGCAACAGGAGGAACTGGCATGACTAATTCAGAAATGGGAAAATTAGCTAGTTATCAAAAGTCAGGGTTATTGGGTAAAAATTTCGAATATATTGGTGGCGCTCCACAAACTGGATTTGGATCTGTATTTTCTGGACCCACAATTGGAAAAACTTGGTATCAAAAAGCTGGATCTTCCATATCCAAACCTTTTGGTAAAAGGCAAACTGGCGGCTTAATTGGTTCTCGTCTTTCTGATACGATTCCCGGTTATATGGAAGGCGGACTATACGACTCTCCAATGGTGAAAAGATACGGAACTGGTATGCAAAGCGGTGGTTCATCAATTAGTAGTGCTGGAAATAGCAACTCCACAATTAATAATAATACGAGCGCAAATAATTCATTTAACTTTAATACAAGCGTTCAAAGAGATGGATCTTTAAAGATGGGAAGTAATACGACAAGCTACGAACAACAAGATATCGAATTATCTAAGAATTTAAATAATAAGATATATGCTGCTGTTGGTGAAGTTATTCGTAAGGAAAAACAATTTGGTGGCTCATTAGCTGGAGCAAGAAATTCATAATATGAAAGGCGCGACATTAAATTACGAAAATTATTTTTTCTTAAATGATAGTACTATATCTGGCATAACATCAGTTAATGGGAATTATAATATTAATTACGCGCCAATCAAAACAATAGGCGTTGGATATAACAAACAAGTTATCGCTGAAGTACCAGTTGCAAGTTTTTCTATAAGTAAATATTTATTATATAACGATCCGTTTTTAAAATTTACTGGAGAAAATCCAGATAGAACAGCAAAATCTTTTCGCGGCAGTTTAAATTATTCAAATAAAAAATTTGGTTTTTTATCAGGTTATTTAAATTCATTTAATCTTTCTTGTTCTGTAGGAGAAGTGCCAACGACAACGTCAGATATTGTTGTTTATGGAGATGTGGGGCCAGATTATAATGCATCAGGAAATCGCAAACCTTCATCTATATCAGTTCCACAAGTAAAAGATATTGTATTAAGTTGTAGCGGATCTAGTACGAATAGAATTACAAATTTTAATTATACCATTAATTGCCCGAAAGAACCTATTTATACATTATATCAAAGCGGTTATACTCCATCAGCATGGTTGCCGCCCACATTAAATTATATACCATCTGAAGTTTTATTAAAATTACCTATTGAAATTGAAGCGTCTTTTACTTTAGAAGTTGATGATTACAGTTCAAAATCATTATATGATATATTGAATAATGATACAGATACTAATTTTTCAATATCAATAAATGGAACAATTTTTCAAGATGAAGTTTTAGAGATTGGCAGCACACCGACTAACAAACAAAATTTAAGAGTTAATGGAGGCGATGATTTGCTTTTGTATCAAAAAGCTTTAGGAATAAATATTTTTAACCAATCATTTAATAATGTTAAACTAATATCTCAAGAATTTAATTCAACTGCCGACGACATTTTAAGTGTAAATCTTAATTATAAAGGATATTTAAATAATTAATATGTCAATCCCTCTTTCATCTTTATCGGACAAACTAAATACAAATGTTTTGGGAGACGACATTTTTTTAATATCGAATGCCAATTCCTCACAAGACAATAAAATAACTAGAGATGAATTGTCTCAATCTTTTGATAGTTTTACGGCTCAAAACGTTAGCGGTTTTACGATTTTCGAATCTGCTGGAGCTTTTGGTCTTTCGGTAAGTGGAGCAAATGGTTTTGTGGGAATAAACGATAGAACTCCTAATGTTTCATTAAATATTGTTGACAACTCAGCTTCGACAAATGGTTTGGGTCAAATAAGAATCAGTGGCGGTAGCGCTAGAAAAGTTGGAATTTCTATTACAGATCCAAGTGTTTATTATCAATTCTCTAAAAAACCAAACGATACAAAATTATATTTAGAATCCTCCGTTAATGGTGGTTCTACTTTTACTAATTTAATGGCAGTTGATCAAAGTGGCAATTTTGCAATTCATGGTACTACTGGGAGTTTAACTAATAAGTTTTTAATTAGTGGCGAATTTGTTCAATTTCAAAATTCAGGAAATGCTTTGATTTTTGATCCATACAATACCGAAATCAAAACAAGCGCAACCGATGAAACTTTATTTTTAAATTATAATAATATAGCGGACATTAATATAGGAAAAAATGGAGTATTTGTTAAAAACAATATTTCAACACCGTATGTCGGTATTGGTCATTCATCTCCTGATGCTGTATTGCATGCGAGCGGAGTTGGTCAGGTGGCAAAACTTCAAAGTTCTTCAACAACTGTTTCTCAATGTTTTAAGCATTCGACAAGTGATGCGTTTATAGGATTAAATTCCAATAAGTTTTATTTTGGCCCTAGTAATGGATTGAGCAGTTATAATATTGTTTATAATATGGCTGGTGATGGAACTTTTGGATTAGGCACTCCTAATCCAGTATATAAATTGGATTTATTATCTACTGGTCCAACAGAATATACAGTAGCGCATTTTGAAACGACTGGAGCAAAAACATGTGAAGTTGTAATTGGTAGCAATAAAGCTCTAGGTGGGGCAGATACAGGTCCAAGAAATTCATTTTTAACATTTTCTAGATATGACGGTTCTACCGATGTAGATAAATGGTCTATAGGTAATATAAAAACAGATACGACTTTTGGTGGAAATGACGATTTTGTTTTTATAACAAATGGGTATTTTGGTGCATCTCCAGATGTTGTTGCAAAATTAAGTACGGCTGGAAATTTAGATATAGATGGAAGTTATACCACAGCTAGCAGTTATTGTAAAGGCCAATATATACAAGTTTATACAACTAGTTTGGCTGGAACAAGCCATATATATATAGATCCTTTTGGTACTAACGCTTCTTCTGCGTCCAATAATTCTAATATTGTTGGTAATGCTCCTTTTGGGATTGCTATGTATGCTGGTAGTCTACAAAGAATTAGACTTTCTGTTACATCAATCACGCCAATAGCTAATGTAATTTTTCAATTTTATGCAATAACTCCAGCAGCAACAGGAAGCTCCACAACAAATAATATTGGTGATACTACTGATACGGCAAATGTTAAATACACAACCACAATTGCATCCTTAATTGCAGGTACAACAACTTTAGTTATTCCTACATCTCATAGTTTTAGTGCTGGTCAATTACTTCAATTTAGATTATTCACGGCTGGTCCTGTTGCATTAAATGTTGTAGTTCAAATGACTAGCTCTTTTAGATATACTATTGTATAATGAGCAAATTCATAAAATATGAAAATTTAGATTTTAGAATAAATAATGATGTTTTTTATTCTAATTCTGTTTCTATCTCTTTGCAGTCTAATATTTCTCCTGTCTTATTGTCTGATGGGAGTTTACTGAGATATGCTCCAGATAATACTGTAATAGGATCTTTAAGTACAGAATTTTATTTAACAGGCTCGCTTCCTTCTTATTTAAACACAACTTCAACTAATGAAGATTCGGTAAACTGTAACTTTGCTGGAATTGAAATAACAAAATGTTATCTAAAATCTTTATCTTTTAAAGTTGCTAATTTTGAGCCTGTGTTGTTGTCTGCTGAATTTGATTGGTATGGAACAATAAACTCCACAAATAGCACAACAAACTTAAGCGCATTCTCTTCAAAAAGAAATTCTCAATGTAATAATGTATCTCATTCACATCATACTTTTTTAATGGATGTCGATAAGGTTTTTGGATTTGATGAAATTTTTTCGTTTGATTATTCGGAAAAAGTTAATTTGTTACCTTTTTTCGCTAACGGAGAAATTTCTCCATTTAGAGTGGCAAAAACAAATAAAACAAAATCTATGTCTGTAGATGGAAATTATTTCAAAAAAATAAATGTTGCTCAAATAGAAGGACAATCAGTTTATTGCGATCTCTTTCTAAAAAACTACAACAACACTTTATTAAATACTTTCAACGTTTCTGGAAAAATAGAATCACGTTCTTTAAATGTTTCTAATGATGGAATATTGCAAAGTACTTTGTCTATCACTCAACGTTTGACGTTACTAAGGAATAGCTTATGAGTAAGTTTATAAATACACAGTTTTCGGTTTCAGGTATAAAAGATTTTGATGTTAATAACGTATCGTATGAAAAATATGATTTAGTAGATTATCAATATTATACTGGTAATGGTGTAAATCCTGTCGATATATCTGGTTTATTCGCTTGGTTTAAGACTGATGATTTAAATGTTTTTGATTTTGATGCATCTGGTAGGATTTCTGTTTGGTATAATTCTGCTCCCGGTCATTCTGCTGAAAATCTTTATAATTATGATGGCGACGGATCTAAACCAGTTTATAATAATACTACAAATGCTGTTCAATGCATTGCTGATGTGAGTCAGGGCATATACAATCAATTATATCCACCAAATGGTTCTCCTAATTTTAGTGGTCTTATAACTGGAGATAGATGTTGGTTCGTTGTTTATAAATTTGATTCTTTAAGAGCAGGAAATTTACAAGCAGGAGGTTATTTTGCAAATTATTCAACAATTATTAACACGGACAATGCAAATACATCAACGATATCTACAGGTTTTTTTGGAGTTTATGGTAATAATATAAATGGTTCAGAAATCACAAATTTTAATTTGGAACCTGGGTCTCAACGTTTTGTTGTCGATTCTGATCCAAATCAACTTACCGCAGCAAGTATAAACACTGATTTTTCAGCGGCTAATTTGTTCAATAAAAATATAGTTTCTATTTTAAAAAATAATACAACAACAAATTTAAGAGTAAGAAATAATGGATTTCAAACTTTAAGCACGAATACTGCTGTTTTTTTTGCTACTGGATGTGCCAGTTTGAGAATTGGAACCGCTGGCAATAGTAAAATACTTAGTGCGGTTAATTATGGTGTTAATTATAATTATGATGCCAGTAATATATCTTATTATGAAATAATAGGTTATTCAAAAATGCCAACAGACGAAGAGGTTTTAAAGTTAGAAAAATATTTATTTGAAAAACATTTTAAAAACGATGACAACTTGTATATCGCAAGTGATGATTTCACTTCTGTGAGTTATGCTTACGCCCCAATCAATTTAACTGGGTCTTTGCATTTAACAAAAAATATTGATAATCTTTTTAATAAAACATATGGATGTTCAGCGAATTTTTCAACGAAAGCTATAAAAACTAACTATGGTGATGGTTATTTTTTAAATGTTATACCTAATGCTAATAATTTATCAACAAATTTTTCAATTAATTACGAGGGATTAACAGATAAACAAGCGCACGCATTAGCAGGTTATTTTCAAAGTTCTTTTGAAAACGAACCTTTAACTATGGCAGATTCTTATGAAAATGTTTCTATGGATTTGTTTTATCCTTATAGAAATGACGCTAAAATTTATTTTGAAAATTTAGATCACAAATCCATAGATTCAAACATTAATAATATAGTAATCAATTGTACAACAGCTTACGATTCTAATTTAAACTATAGAGGTTATTCAATCACTGATACATCAGCGATTAGACCTTTTATGCTTAATAATGTATATAATAAACACGATGTAATTTATTATAATAATCCTTCTGTTATTAATGGTGGATATTATTGGTATACTGGTGATGTATCAACATCTTTAAATTTAAGTCAAAGCCCAACTGGTATAAACAGTTTATTTACTAAAAGTTTTTATTTTAAACCAGATTTAGATTTTGCCATTCCATTGAAGCCTAGATTTTTAAAAAATGAATACGAAATGACTTCTGTGGTATATGAACAAGATGGAATAAATAAAAACATATTAGATCTATCTTTATCTTTTACTAATAGATCTGATAAAGAAGCTTTTGCTGTTTTAAAATTCTTAGATGATCGATGTGGTTTTAAATTATTTGAATTTACTTTACCAGAGCCTTACAATAAACAGTTGACTTTTTATTGTCCAGAATGGAGTCATACTTATAAATTTAAAGATAATCACGACATTAATGTAAAATTTTTAGAATTTAAAGGAAAATTAATTTCAGATGTTTATTTTAATACTATTATAAAACTATGAGCTATGTAAAAATAACTGGCACAAATATTGGTAATTGCTTAACTGGTTTTGGAATTCATTTTCCAATAACTGTTTTTAATAGTGGAAACGCTCAAGTGTCTTACTCTGTTGAAAACTCAAACGATACAAATTTTAGTGTTTCTAAAAGTTCTTTTGTTGTAAATCCAGATTCGTTTGATCTTTTTGATGTTTTTTATAGGCCAACTATAACTTCTTCTATAGGAGATGAAATTACAGATTTGACAATTCAATCTACATCGGTTGAAGATGGTAGCGTAGATCCTAGTGGAGATATAACTTTAAACATAACAGGAAAAAGAATTTTAAACATTACCGGAGGTAATCCAAGATCTTTTAGAGTAATTAGTAATTTTAATCCTCCAGCTTATAATTTTTATTGGAAGCCTCCAACAGGTATAACAGGAGATAATTTACACAATTATTTTATTACTGGATACACTTTAGAAATATCCACGAATTCTTCTTTTTCGTCGCCCGTAGCGTATAGTAAACAAATTGGAATAACAGAAAACACAAATCAAAACCCTAAGTTTTCTACGTATTATGGATTTGGAGATGATAATATAAAACACGTAGTAACAAAAGATGATTTTACAGCATTAGCAAGAGAAATAGATTATTATGCTAGAGTTCATACATATTCTAACAATAACAGTGGAGTTTCAATTTATGCTAGTGGAGTAGAATCTTTATCTGATCCGGTTTCAAGTGAAGTCTTTATTGGATATTCTGGAACTCCAATAAATATTAGAATAGAAAAACAAGCTCTTGATTTTTATATAACTCCCGACAATTCATTTTTTACATCTACATACGATTTATATAATAAAATAATAGAAGCTAATTTAGGAAGCGCTAATTTTACTGGTTATTCTGGTATAAACGTTTATTTGCCAGAAAATAGCATTTTTCAATCTATTGATACATCTAAAGGGGCAATTAATTTAGAAGGAGTTTTTCAAAATTTTAGTGGAGTCGGAGGAACATTTGTTAATTTTTATATCCCCAGCACAACTCAAATTTTAGGCGCAATGGGAAATGGAACAAATATAAATGAGCCATTTGGTAATAAAAATGGAACAGATTATCCACCAAATACAAATCAATATGTAATCGAATGGGCTATTCCTAAGCCTTCTTTTTTAGCGTTTGAAAATCAAGCAGGATACAATGATTCTTCAAATGGTGGTCCAGCAATTATTTTAAAAATTGAAAGCGAAATACAGGACGTTGGTAAAAGAAAAGATATAAAATATAATTTATATAGTCAATTGAGTAATCCTCAAAAAGTTAATATAAACAACAATCTTTCATCTGCAATAGCGTCTGGTGGTGGTGGAGGCAAAGCGGGGCTTATTTATACGTATAATACTCTTGCAGATAAACATACATTTCATGATCAATTAGTTGCAAACATTTCTCGTCCTTATTTTGTTGGAATAAACGGCTCGATGCCAAAAAATTTCTATTTAGATCCCACCAATAATAAAAAATTTTTGCGTTGGACGGTTGGTTTTTACAGCACAGCGGGAAATGCAATTCTTGGAGGTACTCAAGGAGTTGGTCAAATTGGTATGTACGTTGTATCTGTTAACCCTTCGGGATATGGTGAAATGGGTAGTGCAACTTTACTTATTGACTCTTATAAAGACTCAAAATTTATAAAATCAACAAATTATATAACTAATAGAGAAGAAAATAGATATGTCTTTTTAGATAATCATGGATATGCAGTAGTTACACCTTTTCCAGACTATGTTCTTTATTATCCTATTAATACAATTCGAACCAACAGATTGCCTGGAAAAATAGCGGAAACATATTCAGAATCCGATTTGAAATTTAATTTATATAATAATGTATTACCGTCTACTCCTGTATTTAGATTTAAAAATAGCGATATAACTAGTGGTACTTCATGGAGTAGCGTTTCTAGTTTTTCTTCTTACATTTTGAGTAGTACATCAGGTGGAACTTATAATGGTAATTATCAAAGCTTAGGTTACGAAACTATTAATTTAAAAAATAGTCAATTTTTAGAATTAAATTTTGGATCTGCAAATGTTAGTTGTGTTGATTTTGATTTGTTTTTTGTGTGTAGTTTTGATAATTTTGCATATACAGCGTTTGATTCTGTAAATGGTAAATTTTCTTATCTTTACGCGTCTTTATTTGATTGGTTTAATACAGCAAGTACCGAAAATATTACAAAAGATCAATTTGAGACCTTTGAAAATGATCCGTTAATTTATAATCGTTATCTTAAAGAGAATTTACTTTTCAATTATAAAAACGCATGTTTGCAAAATAAAAAAGACGTTGATGTTTCTATGGGTTCAAATGCAAAAAGCCAGCAAATATCTAAACAATTATATTCATTGTTATCGATAAGTAATGTGAATACGACTGTAATAACCACAACTACTAATCATAATTTATCAGTTAACGATACAATTGGATTTGTTGGAGACAATTTACCTGCGGTAATAAATCTTTATGACATATCTACTCCATATACAAAACAAATTTATTATGTAACAACTGTCCCATCAGCAAATACTTTTACAATTTCCAGTTCTATTGGAGGCACAGCTATAAATTTAACAGGTCTAAGTTTAAGCACAATTATTCACAAAGTTTCATCTCCGAGTTTATATCGGCCATTCGTTTTGCAAATAAGAAGAGTGCAAAATAAATATTTTTATTTTATAAATAGAAATCAAGTTAATTTTTCTACAGTAAGCGCGACGGAATTACCGTTATTGATTAATAATTTAAATCAAACAACATTAAAGTTAATAAATAGAAGCGCAACAATTGGTATCAATTATTTTGATATAACTTTTTATAATAGAGTATTAAGTGAACAAGAGTTAAATACAGCTTATTCTTTTTTTGTTAATGATTATTTTAGTTTATTTGCTGGTGAGAATGGTGTTAGTAATTTAAATTTAAAATCTTCTAGCTTATATAGTTATAGATTACCAAATATTTTTTCAGTGGCAGGAACAGTTTAATATGAATACGTTTTTTAAATTAGATAATTATGTAATTTTAGACCTGTTTGAAATACAGTTAGAATCATTTGAAGGCTATTTAAGATTTCATGGATCTAAAAATTTTTCCAAAAACATATCTTTTCAAAATCAAGAATATATATTCATCCCGTGTGAATTGTCAAATTTAGAATCATCTTCGGATGGAAGACAGCCAAAGCCAACATTAAAAATTGCTAACATAAATAATTACATGTCTTATGTTTTAAAGGATAGAGGCGACTTAATCGGTAAAAATTTCATTAGAAAAAAAATATTAGCAAGAGACTTGGATGTCTCTAATTTTTCAGATGGAATAAACCCTTTTGGGGTTTCTAACTTTAAGACATATATTTCATACGATCAATTCTTAATTAATTTAAAAAAATCAGAAAATAAAGAATTTATTGAATTAGAACTGGCTACAAAGATAGATATTCAAAATATCAATATTCCTTCTAGAAAAGTCACAAATGATACTTGTTCTTGGGGATATAGATGCTATGGATGTAATTATGGTAATACAGCGGATTATTCTGGACCTGTAACTACAAATACAACACAAGTTTCAAACACCGCAAATTTAATAGGAAAAATGGTTGGGATGGCAATTGCCGATGAAAATGATAAAGTATTTTTAGCTAACTATAAAACATCATTAAGTAATGAAAATTATGCATTATCTTCAATAAATTATTCTGGGAAATGGACTGATACATCTACTTATAATAAAGGGGATTCTGTTTATTTGGATTTCATACCAAATATCACAACAAATTTAAAAACTGAATCTATTTCGTCTTTTAATAATAAACCGAATTTATTTTATGTTTGTATAGAAGATAGCGTTTTCAATAAACGACCAGATTTAAATACTGATATTTGGAAACAAGATCAATGTTCAAAAACACTTAAAGGATGTTTATTGAGATTTGAAGATTATGTCTTAAAAAAAGGTGAAGATGGCAGATCTCTGCCATTTGGAGGATTTCCTTCTACTTTCTCACATGATAATAAACGATAAAATTCTTGATGAAATAAAAAATTATAGCGTAGCAAATTGTCACAAAGAAGTTTGCGGTTTCGTTGTTCTTGAAAAAGACGGTTTATTTTTTATTAAAACAGAAAATAAACATCCAGATGAGAGAAATTTTTTTCTAGTGTCTCCTAAAGACTATTTGAACATAAAAAACAACCATAAGATTTTATATTTTTTTCATAGTCATATTGATAATGCATTTTTTTCAGAATTAGACATTTTGCAACAAAAATATCATAATATGAATATGTTGTTATACAACGTAAAATCTGAAGAATTTAAAGAAATGAAGTGTAAATAATAATATGGTGAATATAAAATTAAATGGAATTTTTGAAAATTTTATAGATACGGAATGGAATTTGAATGTTTCATCAGTTTTAGAAGCTTTTGAAGCCATAGAAGCTAATTCAAATAAATTGATATCTACATTAGGAGTATTAAATGAGTATATAACTCATTTTATAATTTATGTTGATGGCGAAATCATGCCTCCAGAATATATTAATTCACCTATTTTACACAAAAAATCTAAAATAGAGATTGTTCCTCTTGTTTTAGGCGCTGGTACTGAAATATTAATTGGTTTAATATTGTTGGCTATTTCGACAGGAATTCAGATGTTAATAACAAAATTATTAACTCCGAAATCACCTATTGATATTAAAACTGTTTCTAGGTTGTTTTCTAGTTATGAAAACGTGTCTTTAAGAAATGTTGTTATTCCGATAGGTTATGGAAGATTAAAAATAGGATCTATTATAATAGCTAATAGTATTAGTTTTATTGTTAGAAATGAAGATCAAAATTCTGAAGTTGCAAGCATTTACAAAGCAATTCAAGAACAAAACTTTGAACGTAGAGACGCTCCTTAATTTTTATGAAAATTTCTGTTGATCCTGTAATAAGCACATTTATAAACAAAGCAGATCAGATAAATCAGACTTTAGAAACTGAATCTAAATACGACGCTATAGATCTTTTATGCGAAGGCCCAATTGAAGGTTTTGTTGATTCTAATGGAAACTCTGTAGATTACATAAACGTTAAAACCAAATCAAATGTTTTGGGCAAGGCTATATATTATAATGATATACCTCTTGTAGATAAAAAAACTAATCTTTATAATTTTTCTCAGTCTTCATTTGCGGTTTCTTTTGGAAATCAATTTAAAAATAATGTATTATTTTCTAGAGCTATCTACACATATAAAAGTAAAATTTATGATTTTTCAAATGGTTCGTATAAAGTAGCGGGCCTTAATGATGTAAAAGTTGATTCAACAGGTACGGTACTAAGCAACATTGCAACAATCTTTTTTGAGGACGACACAAAAGATACAAAATTTCAAAGTTATATAAAAGCTAAAGATTATGCGTTTACAGTCAGTCATGTTGTTCAAAATAAATATTCTGATTCTTTTGATATTAATATTAGTTTGGATCAATTGTTTTCGGTGAACAGCAAAGGCACATCAGCTACATCGGCGATTTTTATAATTAATGTTGAAAATAAGTCTAGTAATAAAAATTATTATTTATTTTGTAGTTGTAATTTAGTTGCTAAAGGTGGGGCAATAATGGTTCCTTTCAAAGTTGAGTTGGACAGTTCTGACAAACAAAATATAAATTTTCCAGAAATCGTAATAAATATCTATAGTTTATTACCTAAACCTCCTTCTGGTGGTGAAACTCAAATAGAAAGATCTATATCATTAGACTCAGTAGTAGAAAATATATCATATCCATTTTCTTTCCCTTATTCTGCTCTTGTTTACAATTCAGTGAGTTCAAGGCATTTTAATAATATTCCAGTTAGATCTTACGATTGCAAGCTTCTAAAAATTAAAGTTCCAGAAAATTATGATGGCGAAGTTAGAGAATATACTAACAATTGGTCGGGTAATTTTAATAAAAATTTAATATGGACTAATAATCCAGCTTGGGTATTTTATGATCTTTGTTCTAATAGTAGATATGGATTAGGAAAAGGTCAAATAAACGAAATAGATCTAAACAAATGGCAGTTTTTAACTTTATCAAAATTTTGCGATGAACTGGTTAAAACATATTCAAATAGCAAATACAATTCAGATGTATTTTATTTTGACAATTCGTTATCAGTACAAGATTTAAATTATAATTCAATTTCATTTACTGTATCATCGACAGAAACATTAGAAAAACTGCAAGAAAGATATCCTTTTGGTTCTATAGTGTATTTATATGATTTAAAAAATAAACTTGATGAAGACATAAAATATAATTATAAGAAAATCATTTGTTCTGTCTCTAAGCCAACTAGTACTACAGTCGTTTTAAAACTATGTAATGATTTTGGTCCAAAAAAAATATTAGAACAAGATTTAAAAGGTATATTGTTTACAGAATTAATTAAATATTTAAAATCGAATCCTACAGAAAACGTTGAAGATAAAATTAAAATTTTTATTCTTAAATTTTTTCTTGGTATTACTGGTTTGAATTTGAGTTTTAAATCTCAAGATGTGGATGTCAGTGTGTCGCACATGAGCAAGAAAATATTTGATACATCATTAAACGTAAATAAAGGCTCTTGCGTGGCGAAACATGTTGGTTATAACGAATACTTAGAACCGCGTTTCTCATGCAACGTTCTTATAAATAATGAAAATGAAGGTTTGAAAACATTGACTGATCTTGCTTCTATTTTTAGAGGAATTTTTTATTTTAAAAATGGCTTGCTTAATTTAACTTCAGATGTTAAGCAAAATCCTGTTTATATTTTTACTAATTCAAATGTAAAAGATGGTTTATTTACATACGCTTCTGGAGATTTGAATAATTCTTTTTCAATAGCTAAAGTTCCTTATTTAGATAAAAATGACAACTTTAAAGATAAAATTATTTATGTAGAAGACTCTGATTTAATTAGAAAGTTTGGAGTAGTTGAAAAAGAGATTTTAAGTTTTGGTATAACGAGTAAATCTGAAGCTCAAAGAATAGGTAAATGGTATCTTTCTACTGGTAAATTGGAGTCTGAAATAGTAGGTTTTTCAACTGGCATAGAAGCAACTCAATTGCAAATAGGAAATGTTGTAAGAATATCAGATAATCTTAAAAATGCTTCTATGGTTTTTGGAAAAATAACTGAATTGGATTTTAAAAACAACTACATCTATATTGATAGAGAGGTTTCTGAAAATTGTTTGGGCAAGAGTGTTAAAATTTATTCTAGCGTAGATAATGTGGTTTCAGAATTTAATTTTTCAGTTCTAGAAGTAGATAATCATAATTTGCGTTTAAAAATAGTTTCTCATGCTTATATGAGTTGGTTTATTATTAAATCGATTGTCGTAGAAGACGATGGATTGAAACTTACGGGAGGAGGAACTGGTGTCATTTTCGATAAAAAAGCTTATACTAATAACAGTTTTGTTGATGATTGTCAAATATCTTTTTCTGTTGTTTCTCCTACGCTTCATGTTAGCGTCGTTGGTTTATCAACAATAAATAATCCAAAAGCAGATCAAAGCGACATAAATTATGGATTTCAAATCACAGGTGGAGGAACCGCTGTTTTATCAATTCTACAAAACAATACGCCGCAAAGTTTAATTGTGGCTGATAATAGCGTTAAAGAAACTGATGTATTAAAAATTACATATGATGGAGAGTATGTAAGATACTATAGAAATCAAACTTTAGTTTATGGCCCAGTTAACGTATTTGCTACAACTAAAGGGAAGCCATTACACGGAGTCGTAGCGATGACTTATTCGTATACAGTAATTAAAAATATTCTTTTTTCAAAATATCCAGACTTAACATACGGTAAATACTCAAATTTAAGATCTGGCGTTAATTTTGCTATTTATATTAACGAAGAGGACTCTCAAAACGATTTGTATAAAATAATAAGCATAAACGAAGTTTCTTCTAATGAATATTCTTTTTCTGCAATGAAATACGAAGAAGAAAAGTTTAATATTATCGAAAACAATTCTTATGTAAAACAAAACCAAAGCAAAGAAAAACAAATTGTTTTTTCCAACGATAAAGTAATTAATGAAATTTTTAGTGATTCAGAGTTGGTAACTAATTTTAAAGTTTTTCCAGCTAATTATGAAGCAGCGGTATCTATTGATTATGATTATACTTTTTACATAGAAAAGCAAACGCTAAATGATGATTTTCAAAATAACCAATTCGAATACGCGCAAATAAATTTTATTCAACTCTTTAATATTTTGCAAGATAGGGGCGCAAAAGATGTTTTTGGTATCATGTGTATAATCAATAGAAACGGAAAAAAACTTAGTTTTAATGTTTTAAAATCTAACGCAACTTTTATAACCGTCTTTTTAGGGGAAATTCAAGTAGGCGGTCAAACGTTTAAAACGTCTGTAGATTTTTATGCGTTCGATTCAAATTATAAAATTTTTAACGTGTAATTAACTATATGGCTTTTATAGAAAATATTGATATAAATTATTCGGAACCGTTTTTAATAAAAAACTTAGTTTTTTCTTTCGATAATAATTTATCAACATATGATGCTAGCCTTCCAGTTTCAACTTTTAATTTTGATGATTCAACGGTTTTGGTTAGTGGGTCTTTAAGGCAAGAAAAAATATATTTAAAATGGCAAACTGAAAAACCTATATCTAAAAATATAATTTCAGGTGTTGTTATAGACGATGGTTTTTCTGGATTTTTTGCTAATTATTATGATATAAATAGAAATTTATTATATCAAGATCCAGTCCAATTTAACACAACAGAGTATTTAAAAAATACAAGCGATATTAAAGAAATTTTTACGCTTTTAACTGGGCAAAATAATTTAATAGATTTAAATCAATTTTTTATTGATGTGGTTTCTGTTAGTGTTTCGGGATTATATAGCACTGGTGTTGCTTTAATAAATTTCCCATCATCAACTTTAAATGTTTCTTCTATATCTGCGGGGGCTTTTTCATCTTCATTTTTATCTTTAGAATATTCTGATAAAAATTCTATAAAAAATGTAAATGTTTTTGTAACTAAAGATTCAAATTTTGATTTAGATAATGCTAATTACTTGTATAATTACACAGCAACTTTTCCAGATATTGATTCTATACAAATACCGGATTTGTTGAGTTTAAATTCTGTTGTTAATGTTTTTGATAATGCAATAAGAGAACCGTACTATGTTCATTTATTGCCTTCAAATTATTTTGAAACAGGTGCCTTAATTACCTCTTCAGGAATAAAACCGTCCCCTAATACCAGCTTGCCACAAAAAATTGAAAATATAACTGGCTATGTTTATTTCGACTTTAATGATAAGTCAAAAGATTTAAATTTAAATGCTTTTATTAAATGGGATTCAATAACTCAGTCTCAAGATTGTAGTTTCCATATATTAGTGGAAGAAAGCGGTAAAAATAAAAATAAATACGATTACTTTTTACAAAACAGATCTATTGAAAATATAGGTGCTTTACAATTTGGAACCGGCACAGGAATGAGTTCTAGTGGGTCTATTTTTCAAAATTATGGATTTTCGGGAATACAATGGTCTGATCATACGATATATGTAAATAATTTCGGTTCATTTCCTACTGGGCTTTATGAAGAATATTTAGGAGGTTTAAAATATATCACTGAAATTAGAGTGCCTTCTGGTAGTTCTAATAATAACGAAGTGTTTTTATCTTATGGTTATACAGGTAATAACTCTTTTAATTTTTTACCTTCTGGAGGATATTATACTGGTACAATTTACACAGGAACGTATTCTGATTCTAGATACTTAACTAATATATCTTTAAATAGTACAGGATTAACTTATTTTGGCGAATACAATACTGGTATTTGCATGGCAAAAAGAATAACTGGTTTTGCTGATTTTACTTATTCACCTATTGATCCAAGTTTTATTTTTCCCATAAATGAACAAAACAATTATTTTGTTAAAGTTCGCGCAATAAATAGTGATGAAGTAGTATCAGAATTTTCTGATCTTTTTTATATATCTTCTGGATACGTAAATAATATAATAAATCTTAGCCCGTTAAGTGGTAAAAAAGTAATTGATGGATCTGGTGTTAGTGGCTATTTGCCAGTATTTTCTGATTCAGATAGTTTAACAACAGGTACGTTATATTATAGCGGTAGTAATAATTTAGTATTTACTGAATTACCAACAACAACAACTTCAGAAAATTTATATAAATTAGTAGTTGAAGATAACATTGTAAAAAAACAATTAGATACAGGGAGCGGCACTTCTTTAATTGAAGAGTTTACAAAAATTGGTCATACTTTTGCTGTTGGAAATGTCATAAGATATGATGGTTCAGATTTTTATTTGGCGCAAGCAGACAGCGCCGCAAATGCAGAAGTATTGGGTGTTGTTAAATCAGTAAATGGAAATACTTTTAAAGTAGTAACAGATGGATTAATAAATGGTTTGTCGGGTTTGATTGCTGGTGAAATATATTTTTTATCAGAAGCTACTTCTGGAACGGTAACAACTACAGAACCAAGTAACTTTGGAGAAGTTTCAAAGCCGGTTTTATTTGCGTTATCAACTACAACTGCAAATGTATTGACTTTTCGTGGTGTTTTAATTGAACCTCAAAGCGGAACTTCTGGTACTTCTGGAACAAGTGGTGATCCAGTAATATCTTCGTCGTTAGCTTATTATAATAATACTACGCAAAGCATAACCGCGTCTTCTAATGCATTGGTCACTTGGAGTACATTAGATACGGCAAATACTCAAGGAACTATAGGGGTGACGTTCGATGGGACTAATAAATTTACAAATACTTCTGGAAACTCAATAGTAATTAATGTGGCAGGTTATATTGGTTGGCAATCAAGCGGGACGTCTGGAACAAGCAGAAGCGTTTTTATAGTTAAAAATGGAAACATATACTCTTCTCAAGGCAGGTATTCTTATAATAGTATTCCAGCTAATAATGATTATCCGGTAAATCATTTTAGCTCTAATATAGTATTAGCGCATAATGATTATATTCAAGTTTATGTTTTTCATAACGATTCGGTTTCTCAAAATATAAATAGTCAAGCTAATTATCCTGCAAGTAGAATAATAATAGTAAGAACTGAAGGGGTTGCTGGAACTAGTGGTTCGTCTGGTATTAATGGAACATCAGGCTCATCTGGAACGTCTGGATCAAGTGGAACATCGGGATCGTCTGGAACATCAGGATCATCTGGAACATCAGGATCAAGTGGAACATCGGGATCAAGTGGAACCAGCGGCAGTTCTGGTAAAAATGGAACGAGCGGTTCTTCTGGAACATCGGGATCAAGTGGAACATCGGGATCGTCTGGAACATCA